CCTCAGCTCTACAAGACCAGAACCTTTCAGGAGTCAATTCCAACGTAGATAGGCTACTTGGTCAGTTCCGATGAGCCTACCTGCCAATATAGCGGTTAGCTTTGACTTTAGCTCAGGCGCTACTTTTGGCTACCCATTTACAATTGGCGATGATAAGTACGGCATTATTGGAGTTAGCCAATTAGCTGCTTCTACCGTACCTATTCCTATTGTGGACTTAACTCCTAACGTCCGTAACATTACAATCAATCGTGGGCGTAACGTGCAAAGCGATCAATACATCTCAGGCGATGCAGTCGTACGAGTTCTTGACCCTGATGGCGCATGGAATCCACAGAATGTAAATAGCCCGTATTACCCATTCCTAGTGCCGCTACGCAAGCTACGCATATCAGCTACAACTGCTACTGCCGATGCCTTCTTATTTTCAGGCTATACAACAGAGTATCGCTATACATTCCCTGTAGGGCAAGAAGTAGGTTATGTCGATATTTATTGCTCAGATGCCTTCCGCCTATACCAGCTTGCTCAGGTTCAGACTGTTGCAGACTCAGGAGCAGGGCAAAGCACAGGCACTCGTATTGGCAAGATATTAGATCAGATAGGCTTTCCAACCAACATGAGAACAATTGCCGCGGGGCAAAGCTTATGCCAAGCCGACCCAGCTACCTTGCGTACATCTTTAGGCGCACTAAAGAATGTAGAGTTCTCAGAGCAAGGAGCGTTCTATATTGACGGCTCTGGTACTGCGGTGTTCAAGTCGCGCAACGAAGTAGTATCTTCCATCTCTGGCACTCCTTTAGAGTTTAATCAAACTACAGGGATTCCCTATCGCAACCTTGTCTATGCCTTTGACGATAAGCTAATTATTAACCAAGCCAATATAACCCGCGTAGGCGGTACGGCTCAGTTTGCTCAAAATGCTACTAGCGTTGCTAAGTACTTCCCTCATCAGTATTCTGCCTCAGACCTAGTTGTGGACACAGATGCAAGCGCCTTAAACATAGCCCGTACCTATGTCGCGACCCGCGCTGAAACCACTATACGTATCGATGCCATGACTGTTGATCTACTAGACCCAGACGTGCCAACAGACACGATGATTGCTCTGGACTACTTTCAGAATCTAAGAATTACTAACGTGGGCGAGGGTGGCTCGACTATCGTTAAGACCCTACAAGTACAGGGGCTAACTTGGAATATCAGCCCTAATGCTATGGATGTAACCGTTACAACACTCGAACCCATAACCGATGGTTTCGTTATAGGAAGCGCAGAACGCGGTATAATTGGCGTTAGCGCGATGACTTATTAGGAGATATACAGATGGCAACAGGCTTTCCAGCAGCAACAGGCGATATCTTAACTGCCGCCGCTTACAACGGACTAGTGGCTTTTACGCTTAACGACCAGACAGGCACAACCTATACCCCTGTATTGAACGACCAGTATCAAGTGCTAGTTACACGATCTAACGCAGGAGCTTCGACTCTTACTATTCCTAGCAATGCCAGCGTAGCCTTTCCAGTCGGCACAGTTATCACAGTCCTTAATAAAGGCGCAGGAGTTGTGACCATCTCTGGCGCTGGTGGCGTTACAGTCCTATCAGCGGGAGCAGTTGCCGCTTCTCCTACCCTTGCACAGTACAAGTCATGCGCTCTTATCCAGACCTCAGCTAATAACTGGTACGTGGTGGGCTCGATTGCTTAACACAATCTCAGGGCTTCTATCTGGCGGCGCACCTGCCGTTATTCCAGGAAATTATGAATCGATTGCTACTACAGTAGTAGGCGCAGGCGGTTCGTCTGCCGTTACTTTCAGCTCCATTCCTACTACCTATAAGCATTTACAAATACGATCCTTTATTAGAAGCACTAATGCCGTGAGCGCTGATAACGTCAGAATTAGATTTAACGGCGATACAGGCAGTAACTACCGCTTTCATTATCTTGGCGGAAGCGGGAGCGGAAGCGCTTACGCAGGAGATTCAGGGTCAGCCACTTTTGGTTACGCTGGTTTAACATCAGGAGCATCAGCCACATCAGGCGTAATGAGCATCCAGATAACGGACATTTTAGATTACGCATCTACTACAAAAAACAAAGTTAATCGTACTTTAACTGGCACAGATAACAATGGTAATGGAAACATAGAGCTCGATTCTAACCTTTGGCTTAACACTAATGCCATTAATTCAATATCTATATTCTTTACATCAGGCAATTTAGCTCAGTATTCTCATGTAGCCCTTTACGGTATTAAGGATTAATTATGACTGTTACCTATGAAGCTATTGCAACCGCCACCGCATCAGGATCACAAAGCACTATCACATTTAATCCTTTGCCAACTACTTACACAGATATTGTGCTGGTCATACAGGGTAATACCGCATCATTAACAACTGCTTTGCGATTTAATAATGATACAGGATTTAATTACTCACGCACAGGCGTAAGAGGTTATTCAACATTAGCTAATTCATTTAGACAAAACTCTCAGGAATATCTTGCAGTCGATGGTTCAGTAACACAACCTTTTGAGAACGCCATTATTAGCATTAATAATTACAATAATTCGACAACCTACAAAAATGCACTGATAAGAACCAACAATGCTGGAACATCAGGAGTAGAAGCGGTTATTGGATTGTGGTACGGAAGTACCGCAGCTATTACTCGTTTAGATGTTTTATCTGCTGGCGGTACAAATTACACCGCTGGCACAACCTTCTCACTCTATGGAATAAAGGCGGAGTAATGGCAACCTTTGAGAAAATAGCATTTACTGAAGTAGGATCCGGCGGAGCAACTGATATCACTTTCAGTTCCATTCAAGCCAACTGGACTGACCTGGTTCTCAAAGTATCTTTACGCGCCACTACATCGGGAATTGATACTGCAAAAGTAAGTTTTAATAGTTCATCATCAGGTTACTCATATCGAAGCATCTGGTCATCTGGAAGCGGAACGCCTCAATCCTTCAATGGTACTGCCGATAGCTACTTTCAACTTCAATATTCTGGTGGCACAAGTTCGACTGCAAGCACCTTCACTAATGGCGAGATTTACATTCCTAACTACGCTGGCTCAACTAATAAATCGGTGTCTATAGATCAGGTGCAGGAAGATAATGCAACTACTGCTTATATCGTCCCTATGGCTGGTCTATGGTCAAACATCGCAGCAATCACCAGCATCCAGATTTCTCAGACAAACGGCAATCTTGCACAATACTCAACCGCAACCCTCTACGGAATAAAGAAAGCATAACATGGCAAATCCAACACGAATCGAAGTCAACTGCGCAACAGGCGAAGTCCATGAGATTGAGCTAACCGCAGAAGAAGTAGCACAACGCGAGGCAGATCGTATTGCCTACGAAGCTGCAAAGGCTGAGGAAGCTACCGCTGCTGCTCTAAAGGCAGAAGCCAAGGCTGGACTACTAGAGCGCTTAGGCATTACGGCAGAAGAAGCTGAGTTGCTACTGGCATGAAGCCCGTACTTTGCAAAGCTGGGCAACAGTTAAGGGAGCAGTTTGATGATTCCTTCCCTGATAGAGATCGCACTTCCGATGGATGGATTGCGGATGCAAGACACATGCAGGCAGGCACTAGCGATCACATACCTGATGCACAGACAGGGATTGTTTATGCAATCGATGTGGATAGAGATGTGTCTGGTACAACCAAGCCCGACCTCATGCCCGATATTGCTAATCAGATTCGACTCTATGCCAAGGCAGACAAAAGCAAGCGCATTAAATACATCATTTTCAATTCCAAAATTGCAAGCTCTCGCATGGGCTGGCGCTGGCGCAAGTATCGTGGAAGCAATCCGCACAACCATCATTGCCATATCAGTTTCACTAAGCAAGGCGGGGACAATTCTTCGTTTTTTGAAATCCCATTACTAGGAGGCACTAAATGAATATGAAACATCCAGCAGTTGTAGCTTTAGGTGCGTTCCTTGCAGTCTGGGGTACTACATCTAACTTTGCTCTTGATTACCGCTCAATCCTTGGCTCAATAGTCGCGGGTGTCTTTGGATATGCTACGCCTAAAAAATGAGCCCACAGGATTTAGCTGCTATTGCAGCGATATGCAGCATGGTGCTGGCTGGTGTAGCTGCTCTAC